TTTCTGGAGGTAATCCTTGTTGATTGTGTAAAACCTTTCTTACTTTAGCATGTTTATTGGTGCAAGGTTTACATTCAAATCTAGGATAGTTAGCTTCATAAGAATAAAAAGATAAAGGAAGTTCTTTCGCACAACTTTTACAAACTCTTAATTCTTCGTTAGGGTTTTTTACAGATTCAGTAGTATCAAAAAGTTCAAACTGCTCAGTGAGTCTCTGCCCAATTACTTCCGACATTATATTCTCCATCAAGAGGACAATTCAAATTAAAGTATTCACCAGCTTCTCTAATAGCTTTAACACCTAGCATACCTACTTCATCAGCTAGACTACTCTCCACTTCTACCTGCCATTCATCGTGTACATTACAGACAAAGTGTGCGTCCATGTCTTCGATGTACTCATTGAATATCACAAGAGCTTTCTTCATAACGATAGCCCCTGCTCCCTGTAGTAAAGTGTTAAGCGCAGAATGTTCAGACCTAACAAAGAGTTTCCTACCGTCTAACCCTTTGAGGTAGCCTCTTGAAGCTGCTCTTGATACTTTGTTTTTAAGATCTGTAAATGATGGTAGATTATCGAAGAATGATTTTCTAAGTCTACTACCAACTTCTCTACCGCCTCCAGAAACAGTTCCAAGCTTTTCATCTCCTGCTCCGTATAAGAGGGCATAGATGAAAGTCTTAGCCTGAGATCTTGATTCAAGTCCTGCAAGCTTTTGATTAGTTGTGTGAATGTCACCGTTGATGATTTCATTTGTATACTCCTTGTCTTCCATATAATGTGCAAGCATCCTTAGTTCTAGGCCACTAGCATCTATACCTACAAGACTGTATCCACTAGGAACAGACCAACACCTACGACACTCAGCACCGTATGGAGAACTTAAACTAGGAACCTGTGCCATGTTAGGTTCACGGTGAGTCATGCGTCCTGTGATAGTACCATTAGGTATTACAAAGCCATGAACTCTGGAGTCATCCTTGATTGCCTCAAGCCAGGATTTTATCTGTGCTTCTCTCTTTTGGTACATCAAGAAGTCTTTGATAAGTTCTGCTTGTGGTATGTCAGTTATTTGAGATAAGGTCTTCTCGTTTACAACTGGCCTACCATTCACAGTAAACTCTTCAGGCTTCCAACCAAACTCTAAAAGATATTCTCCTATCTGTTTACGTGATCCAATGTTGAAGTCCACAACAGTAGACCTTGTAGTTTTAAAGTTGCAAGGATCAGAAAGATATTCATACTCTTCATCAGAGAGTCTAACTCCCTTACCACTAGGATTATCCCAAGCTCCTTGCTTAGATACTTCGCCATTCTTCTTTTCCTTACGAAAGATTAACCGCTCATCTATCTTAGGTTTGAATACTTTTGCTACCTCTGCTTCTGTCTCACACATCTTCTCACGCATCTGTGCTAAAAGCATATTAGCTTTGTATTCATCGAAGTAAAAACCGTGTTGCTCTTGATCCTTGAGGATCTTTGCTGTTTCTAATTCAAGTCTCATAGAATCTCTTGAGAATCCAGCACCTTCTTTCTGTAAAGCTTTGTACACTTTAACATTCAAAGCAACATCACGCTTACAATAGTCTAGCATCTCCTCAGAGAACTTATCAAACTCTTCAAACTCAATCTTAGAATACCCTAACTTACCTCCCCATACTGCAAGGCTATGTCCTCCTTCACGTACAGGATTAAATAGTCTAGAGAATACTAAGGTATCTATGATCTCTTGATCACCAAGTTTAAAAGAAGTTAACTTCTCCAATACAGGAATATCAAATCCGATTATGTTATGACCTGATAGTTGCGTAGCTCTATTCAGAAGCTGCACACCTCGTTCTATTTTATCAGGGCCAAAGCTCCAGACTTGTCCTGTCTCTATTTCTTGAGCAACTAAGCACCAGATGACAGACGATTCTAGTCCATCAGTTTCTATATCAAATAATATTTTCATTCAAATGCTAAGTCCTGGTCTGTTTCAAAGTTTATATCAGTATCATCTACCTCATTTAATCTACCAGTTTCCTTATCGTAGAAAAGATAAGTAGCTATACCAACGTCACCAGTGTATCTAGATTTAAGAATCCTTACACGAGTAGTTGCTGCGGTCTTAGGATCGTCAGCCTGAGAGTTTCTCTCCAATGTGATAACACAATCGGATAGCTGACTGATACTTTGACTGCCTCTAAGATGGCTCAGATCAGTCTCTACGCCTTTCTCATGGCCTTTATTGCCATCTATCCTACGTAGATGCGACACTAGTATAAGACCCGCTCCTGTCTCCTCTGCGAGGCTCCTAAGCCGTGTCATAATAGAGTCTATTGATCTTCTTTCATCCCCTTCTAAGGTAGCTGATACCATCATATGCAGGTGATCTAACACAACCCACTTACATTCGCATCCAACTATCATATAACGAAGCTTACTAAAGATACCATCGATGTCATTAGACCCGAAGTGTGCGTGTATCCAAACCCTGTCATTGTTATCATTGTCAACGAACATATCATCAAACATTATCTCCAACTCTTCTTTGGAGTAACCTTCTCTGACGCTATCAATATGGAGCCTAGCGTTAGCTTCAATACTAAGTATACCGTCAACAGTCCTAGTCCAATCTTCTTCAAGGGCTACGATGCCTACGTTATCTTCAGTATTTTTTATAAGCCAGTGTTCCAGTTCTCTAGTTACGCTAGTCTTACCTAGACCAGTACCACCTGCTAGGGTTATTAGCTCACCCTGCCTCAAGCCTTCTAGCTTTCTGTTAAGACCTTCCCAAGGATAGGGAATAGATTTCTTCTTGGTTCTGTTGTGAAACTTATCTCTGTTTTCACTGACGTTAAGCACTCCACTTGGCGTATATGTTTTAGCATTCCACCAAGCGTTCACGTAAGAACCATGTTGATTGTTACGCAGCATATCATTGGCATCTTTATGTCCATCAGGCATCACCATTATCTTAGCCTTGTTAGGCTTCAATAATCTGGCAACCTTCTTAGCTGCTTCTTGACCAGGTTTATCAGCATCAAAGCAGATGATGATGTTGTCAAACTTTTCTAGAAATTCTATCTGGTTTTTAACATCTTTCTCTGCACCTGCTGCACCATTCTTTACAGATACTACGGGCCACTTAGAACCTAGCAGTTCATAAGCAGCCATAGCATCACACTCACCCTCCGTAATTGTTATGTACTTTCCACCCTTATCACCTACAATCTGCTGTCCAAACAAGCCACAGTCAGTTATGTTTCCAGAGGCTAAGAAGCCTTTGCCTTCTACAACTCTGGTCTTGTATGCAACTTCTTCTGAACCATTGAAGTAGGGATAGAAGTGTCTAGTTGTTTCACCGTTAGAGTTCTTTGTAGATCTTACTCCATACTTTTTACAAGTATTAAGAGAGATAGATCTGTCCGACAGAGCATTTATTTCTCCTTGATTTATTGTTACGTTATCTTTCACGAGCCTTGGTTTAGCTTCCATGTTACCCTCAGTATATCCTTTTATGTAGTCACCACATGAGAAGCACTTAGCACTCCCATCCTCGTTAACAGCAAGGCATCCCTTGTGTCCACAGGAGGGGCAGTCCCTATGAGTCTCTACAAAAGCCATAAGCTATGTCTCCACGTTTTCTTCCTCGATCAATGCATCATCTGAAAGGTTAGCTTTAATTACAGAATTGTAATGAGCTTGTGCTGCTTTGTAATGATTGGTAGTAATCTCTGCTGTACGCAATTCATTCTGCTGCAACTGAGCTAACAACATAAAAGCTTGCTGTCCTTCAGGACTTAGCTTGGATACATCGTAATCCTTTTCCTCATTACGATATACTGCCGCTGGTTTTTGAACTTCTTCAGTCATATTATCTCCTTAAAATGCTAGTGCTACGTCACCAGAAGGGCTGTACTCTTCTAGTTCCAGGATTTGTACAGCTTCTAAAACCGCTCTCTTATACTGTCTCTCTGGCCCATAGTTTGCAGCCCTCCACTGTACTGCTACCTTAGAACCATTCCCAATCTTAACATCATAGAGAGGGTGTCCTTCTTTAATCTCTACCATGTCAGAGTCCACAAGTTTAGGTCTGTCATTTTCCTTACCTGTCTTTGCATTCTTTTCCCACTGATAGAAATGTACTACAGGATCTTCAGTATACTTACGCCTACCTGATTCAAACAAACCAACATTGAAGTTAGCATCTTTGAATTGCTGAAAGACCTCATCCGATACAGCTAGATTAATCTCATATCCATTTGCTGTTTTACCGTAGTTAGGTACAGGCACAGTGATGTGTGGATAGTAAGCTATTCCAGTTACAACCTGTGGTATTCCTTCAATCATACGCATATTTTTTTCTCCTCTTGTCGTATAAATGGTAAGTAAACATCTTCATAAAAGTCTATGTCGATGCCCTCTACAACACTAACAATAACATTAGTGCCTTCGTTCTTAGTAGTTAAGATGCATTTGTTTTTGTACAACAAGCTGCCATACAGTGACAACATCTTTTCGTATTGCTCCTTAGTAAATTTAAACATTACCAGTTCCCCAGATCTTCAACAAACTCACTGAATAGTGAGCCAA